TTGGGAGCGCATGATGAAAGAGAAATTTGATAAGTGGGTTGAGGGTTGGTCAGACGGTACTTTGCTTATCTACTTCACCGCTCTGGCTGCCCTTCAAACTTCGGTAGTCATCTTTGTCTTAGGTTGATGAAATGAAAAAGATCATCCATGTCAACCAGCATGTTATCCGTCGGAATACAAAACAAGGCACTGACGAGCCAGTCTTGACGGTAAAAACATATAAAGAAAACAATTATGCCCACGAGGCTATAATCAAAACCAAAGATGGTATAGAATTAGGCAGAGTCATCTATAGTCCACACAAGCCGCTAAGCTGTGGAGCGAGGGTCTGGATTGAAACGGATACGGAGACTACTGATGTGGAGCTTGTTATCAGAGAAGGAGAACAAATTGAGTAACAACGTAGACCATCCAAAGCACTATAACGAAGGTATCGAAGCAATCGATGTGATTGAAAGCTGGGACCTCAACTTCAATGTAGGGAACGTCATTAAATATATGCTACGTGCCCCACACAAAGGAGAGGAGATTCAGGACCTTGAAAAAGCTAAGTGGTACCTTGATCGCCATTTAGAAAATGTCAGGAAGACTCAGTAATGTTTAGAACAATTCAATATGATAAGCCAGTATATATAACGATTAGGAAACTTTTTATAGATGAAGTTGATCTAGAGTCTCACTTCTTTCCACATATTGACCAGATGGTTATTGATGATGATATTCAGAGACCACCGTGTTGGACTGATGACGAACGCAATGAATTCATAGAGAGTCTTTTAACTGGTCTCTGTCCAGCCCCTATCGTTCTGGCTGATATGAAACAGATCATCGACCGCCGTTCCTTGAGCCCTGCGGACAGAAAGCATTTTACTAACCTGTGCAACAAACATAATGCGGCTATTAATGAGATGAAATCTCTCATCGAGCAGGCTGGTGATGGTCTTAATCGCCTCTACTCAGTAATTGACGGACAAAATAGGCTATTGACTATTCGGCTCTTTCTAACAGATGAGTATGTCTTTACTCCATCGCCAGAGTTTGGAATGAAGTATCAAGAGGTGTTTGGTGCTACTGGACAAAAGGGAGTAAAATTCTCAGAATTGACTATGGAAATGCAGGTTCACTTTGAAAATGTTGAAATCCCTTTGAATATATACACCGAACTGGACCTGAAGAGCTACCGTGGTCTTTTTGGCTCAATTAATGCTGGCGTTCCAACTACCGATGAAGAAAAAAGAAATGGATACGGTACTGATATTTGTCAGAATGTACGCCAAAAAGCAATGGCACTGAAAAATGAGGGTGTAAGTGTTGAGTCAGGCTGGTGGAAGCGGCTCAAGGCTCATGGATATATTGCAGCTTTTGCTCGTCTATTTTATTCATTCTTTTACGAAACCAGTGTTCTCACGAGGCGTGCTACAGACCATAAGAAAGTGCTTAAAGACTTCTACAAGAAAGAGGGAAATGAAGAAAAGTTTCTAAAGTCTTTTGATGATTTATGGGAAAATTATTTCATGAAAATGTGGCGGACCCACAAGAAAGACGGAGAATTTATAAAGATTTCCAATAAAGATGTTACAGAGATGTTTTTATTATCTTGTGCTCTGTATAAGAACAAGGTGACGATTAGCGATCCTGGATATCTTTTAAAAGACATGTTCCAGGAAACAAAAAATCGCTTTGAAAATATTAAAATGTCCGAAGAGGATCGAAGAGATTATGAGATTGCCAAAATAGACAACGACAAGCAAAAACAAGAAGAGATTGGCAACCCACTGGAAAAAGACTATGCAACCGCTTACACGAGAGGAAACTGGATTCCAAATGCAGTAGAGTTCAGGCGCTCCACGGCGTATGAATATGTCGCCAGTAAACTTTCAGGTAACAACAAGTGGCTGAACGACGAGGGGGAGCCAGTGGTTAGACATAAGCGTCAGCGACTTTCGGTAACTAGAAGAGACCATCTTATTCGCAGCGGCAGATTAAAGACCGACCCAAATATCACTGTTGTTGATAGGAAGCGTGGTGATACGGAGATTGACCATATAGATCCGCTAGCACGAGGCGGGAATAATAATCTTGATAACCTCATAGTTACCTCAAGAGATAAGAATAGGAAAAAAGGGAGCAAATCCCCCGAAGAGTGGGCAGTTTACTGTGACTCTGAAGAGCTTGAAGACGATGAGTTTCTCATTGATGAGGATGAATAGAGAGGGTCACTGTAAATGAACTTTCCAGGAATTAAGGTTTATAAAATAGATAAGTTCACAGACCACCGTGGTGAGTTTTATGAATCTTACAATGAAGCAATTGATAATCACTTTGAAGAGAGTTTTGTGCAAACCAACATCTCTAAATCTCAAGCAGGGGTATTCAGGGGCTTGCACTATCAATATGATGAGCCTATGGGTAAGATGATCACCTGTTTGAGCGGAGAGATTGTAGACTTCTGGATGGATGTCCGTGAAGGGTCGCCAACGTATGGGCAGGTCGGTCATCTAAAGCTTACGGCTGATGAACCAACATTACTTTACTTACCGCCAGGTTTTGCTCATGGTTTTTACTCTGTGACTGATTCTGTTATTAAATATGAATGCACTTCGTACTATAATAAGAATGGCGAAGGGGCAATCTCGTGGAAAGAGGTAGAATATCTAAAAGACCTAGAGACAATAATGTCTGATAAAGATCTCGCTGCCCCCAGGTTCGAAGAGTATTCAAAAGATGCAAAGTTTAAATTTGAATAAAGTATTCTTAACTGGAGGTTCAGGTACGCTCGGCACAGAACTCAGGAAGATTGCAGGTGAATATAATATTGATTTTGTCTGCCCTAGTTCTAAAGAGTGTAACATTCTTGATCCAGTGCAGGTGATTGAACAAATAAAAAGGTCTAAGTGCGATACAGTGGTCCACTCTGCTGCCGCTACAGACGTACCAGGGCTACAAAGTGACCCTTTGTTAGCTGCTGAGGTTAATACTGTTGGGACTTATAATGTTTTAAAAGCCTGCGTTACACTTGGTGTAAGAATGGTTTTTATTTCTACCGACTATGTTTTTGACGGAGAGAAAGGAAGCTATGAAGTTGATAGTCCAATTAATCCCCTCTCCGTCTATGCAAAGTCCAAAGCGGCGGCTGAATTATTGGTTCGATCTTGCAACAACACAATGGTTATAAGGACAAGCTTTTTTGGGACAGATTTTCCGCACCCCATGGCTTTTGAGGACCAATGGAGTTCGAAAGATTATGTGGACATTATAGCCCCAAAGATACTTGACTGCGTGACTGAAAACAATTCAGGAGTTTTTCATGTCGGCTCGCCACGACGAACTATATATGATATAGCAAAAACAAGGAGACCTGATGTAAAGAGAGGCTCCCGAGCTATAGTTAAACATAAAGTTCCCAGAGATACTTCAATGATTATCTCTGAGGCAAGGGGAGACAAAAAAACATGAAGATTGTAGTGACAGGCGGAAGAGGATTTATCGGCAGCCACTTTGTTGAATTATGCCTAGAGAGAGGCTGGAACGTAGTCGATATTGATTGCATGACTTATGCGGCAAAAGATTCTTTGCCCTGGGATGGTAACGAAAACTATACTCTTATAAAGGAAGATATTGCTAACATAAAGTCTCTTCCTCGATGTGAGTACGTCGTAAACTTTGCCGCTGAAAGTCATGTTGATAATTCTATCAGGGACACCGAACCATTCCTTCACAGTAATATTATGGGTGTTCATAACCTTTTGCAACTTATCAGAGGAAAAGAATCATACAATCGACCTGTCTTTTTGCAGATCAGTACTGATGAAGTATATGGAGATATCACTGAGGGCTCTTTTTTGGAGACCGATATCCTGAAGCCATCTAACCCATATTCAGCTACAAAGGCAGCCGCAGAAATGCTTGTCTTGTCTTATGCTAGAACTTACGGCATTGAATATTTGATTACGAGGAGCGGTAACAACTATGGACCTCGTCAATACGAAGAAAAGCTAATGCCAAAATGTATTCAATGCATCGAGGAAGGCAAGAAGATTCCTATTCATGGCGACGGCTCTTATATCAGGGATTGGACCTATGTTAAAGATAACGTCTCTGCTATTCTACACCTAATTGATAAGGGCATCACCAACGATATCTACAACATTGCAGCACAAAACCACTTAACTAATCTCGAAGTGGTTGATACTATTCTAGAGTGGCATGGTAAAGGCAGAGAGATGATTGAGTTTGTACCGAATCGATGGGGACAAGACACAAGATACTCTATTAATACAGATAAACTACTTGAGACTGGTTGGAAGCCTGAGCATACAAGTGGCATTATCAAGTTTCAGTAAGAAAGGAACAAAATGAAAGTAGCAATTCTAGCAGCCGTCGTTTTGATTGGCGGATTCTTCATGGCTAAGGTAACGCTTGAGTTCCTCGACTTGTTGCTCGAAAAACTCAAGGAAGAAAATAGAGAAGATTAAAATGGAAGATATTAAAAAACTAACTGAACAATGTATCCTAAACAGTGATAAGATACATGTGATTGCTCAAGAGCTAAAGAGCACTAAACGACAACTAAACAGACTCGCAATCTTGTATGTGGTCACAACGTTTATCCTAGCTGCTTTATAGAAAGATAGTAGATTGACTGTAAAACTTATTTCATACTCACGGGTTCCCGACGGATCTGAGCTTGATCTTAATAATGTTCAGGAACTGATTGCGTATTGTGCGAGGGTGAGCAACCCCAGCAACCAGATGAACAAGGAAACCTCTGAGCGATTGATCAAATACCTGATCAAACATGCTCACTGGTCACCGCTTGAGATGGTGAATGCCTGTCTGGAAATCAATACGACCAGAGATATCGCTCACCAGATTGTTCGGCACCGCTCGTTTGCTTTTCAGGAGTTCAGTCAGCGGTATGCCAACCCAAAAGAGATGGGTGATATGTTCATCCTTCGGGATGCACGGCTACAAGATAAAAAGAACAGACAGAACTCAATTGATATTGACGATGATACTCTTAAGGAAGAGTGGAACGCAAGGCAGACTGCTGTAATCAATCTGGCCAAAGAAACATATGACTGGGCGATTGAGAACAGGATTGCTAAAGAGCAGGCAAGAGTTGTTCTACCTGAAGGCAATACTAAAACACGATTGTATATGAATGGAACACTCCGCTCGTGGATTCACTACATTGAACTGCGAGCAGCCAACGGCACCCAAAAAGAACATATGGAAATCGCTCACGCTTGTGCGAAAGTGATTGCTGAGATCTTCCCATTGGCAGAAGAGTTCATCACGGGAGAATAAAATGAAAGATAAAGTATACTATGACGAGAGTTGCTACGTTTGCTCTCTAGAAATCAACACAATCAGAAAGCGTGGTGAAGCTTGTGGGATTGAGTTCGTAGATATTAGCTCCCCTGAGTTTGACCAGCAAGGTGACTACGACACAGAAATGATCGGCGAGTTTGGCGGAGAAGAAACCAGCGGCGCTGAAACATTTAGAAAGCTATATGAGAAGATGGGATTCAAACGAGCAGTAGCATTCTCACGACTTCCTGTGGTTAGGAATTTGGTGGATGCTGGCTACTTTATCTTCTCCCGCTGGATTCGACCCAACCTCCCCAAGAAGAGCTAAACGAAAGGCACAAAGAAAAGAAAATGAAAGGACTAATCAAGCTCATAGTATTAAGCGTACCTATAGTATTATACACAGTAATAGATTCAGTAAGAACAGATGTATAGTTCAGCACTTAAATAGCGTTTACTAGTTTGTCTACAGATGACTGCAATTATTGCGCACTTACTGCAAGAATTGCACATTCTCAGCAAGTGTTTGTTTTTATTGCAAAATGATAACGGTATGCTAGCTTTATCAGTATGTTAGCTATGCCTGCAATTGGCTGCTTTTGTCAGCGATTGTCAGCATTTGTCCTTAATACATGGTAAATAGATCAACGTCAATTAAAAAGCAATAGCAGGCAATAGCAGAGAAGACTACCATTGTATCACAAGATTGAGAAGGAGTTAAACAGCTTTTGACTGCCGTATCACACTACGAGAGAGTTAAATTAACCCATTGAAAAAGCAGGGAATAAAAAAAGACAATAAAAGTGAAAAAAGAGCAGAAATAAGTTGACGAATACCCAAACTGTAGTAATATACTAGTGTAAGGGAGAGAGATATCATGGCTGTTGACTTCAAAACCTTTGTGAACCTTGCCCCCGCAGTGAGCGCTGCTCGCTTGCCTGTCCTGCTCCGTGGTCGTCACGGCATCGGCAAAAGCCAAGTTGTGTATCAGCTTGCAGCTAACATGGGCTTGCCTGTTATTGAACGGCGAGCCAGCCAGATGACGGAAGGTGACCTTGTCGGTCTTCCGAGCATTGAAGGCAATCGCACAAGCTTTAACCCGCCTGACTGGTTCAAAGAAGCTTGTGAAGAACCTGCGGTACTCTTCTTGGACGAAGTTGATCGTGCTACGCTGGAAGTACGACAGGGAATCTTCGAACTCACGGACAGCCGTAAGCTGAACGGTCACTACCTCCATGAAGATACCATTGTGTTCGCAGCCATCAACGGCGGGGAACATGGGGAACAATACCAAGTTAATGAAATGGACCCAGCAGAACTTGACCGCTGGTCAGTCTGGGACATTGACCCGACGGTTGAGGACTGGCTTAGCTGGGGTAAGGACAATGTTGACTCCCTGATCTGGGACTTCATTAATCAAAA